GTCCAGTAGCAGTCTGTAAAAAAGGATCAAATGATCCTATACCTAAACTTTGTGGTGTTATTGCAGTCGCTGCCTGATTAGCTGCTGCTATCAAGGCTTCTTGTGGAGCTGATAATGCAACTGCCTCTTGTGCAGGTATAGTTCTTGGTTGAGTAATTAAACCAGGAGAGTCAGTGGTTCCAAAATAAGTATTAAGTAATTCTTGTGTTCTTCGTTGTATATACTCTGGTGGCAGAGCCATGGACACGTTTGTAGCTTGAACCATTACGCTTTACCCCCAAATCTTTCTTGCATCCCATATAAAAAGTCTGCACCTTTTTGCCTATTGTCCATTTTATCATCACCACCCATTGCTTCACCTATACCACGGACTGTTTTAGCATTAACTACAAACTCACCGTCACTTAACATAGCAGGTATATCATCAGATGTTTCAGTGCCTGGACCTGATATTTTACCATTTCTACGAGGAAAACCTCCTTTGGCTAATGATGCTAACCCACCTTCTGCACCTACTGCTATCTGATCAACATTTTGTATTGGGGTAGGCGTATCAAATCCAGCTATTTTTGTATCTGTGGTTACTTCAAAATCTCTTTGGTTTACATTTTTTTTCTGATCTGCGTCTAACATTCCACCAAATACTGTAGCAAAACCTGTCAGACCGAGTAATGTTTTCATATTTAATAAACTATCATCTGCACTTTGACCTAGGCTTATGCCCTCTTGTGCTTGTTCTATTAACTTGTTTCTTAAAGCACCCTCTTCTGTATTAGCTATTATAGATGCTTCTATTTTTTTGTATTTATTTAATTCTTTGGCTAATCTTGAATCTACGTCTAATCCTAAAAACTCTTTGCCCTTGTCAAAACCTGTGGCTAATAGATCAGGAGCCGTAGCTCCACCTTTTATGAAGTCACCTCCTGGTATATTACCTAAAAAACCCTCAGCGATTCCACCTGGTTTTCCTAAAAATTGTACACCCTTACCACCAACATAACCTAACGCAGCATTTTTTAATGCCTCATCAGCTTCATCACCTCTAGCTAATGAACCGATGCCTGATCCGAGAGCCGCGCCACCTGGTCCGCCAAAACCGAAGCCAATAACTGCTCCTACTGCTGGTAAAATATCTCTAAATTCAAATGCCATATAATATGCCTACTATTACTTATGTATATTTATACGAGAAAAAGGTAGAATATACAACATGAGATTTATACCAACAAAAATTACTGTAAAAGAATGTGATCTTGTTGAGATAAAATGGGTTGATGCTTACGATGCCTTAGGCTCAGGATGGTTTGAATGGAAAGAAATACATACGAAAGCACAACTCGCACAATGCACCAGCGTTGGCTATGAATATATTTCTGATAAACAAAAAATTGTACTATTTGCTGATGAATGCGGAGAATATGGTGGCAGAATAACAGTTATTCCTAAGTCATGGCAACTATCGAGAGAAGTTTTAAGAAAAGGTAGAAAGCTTACTTAAGGTATTTTTTTTAGCCATCTATCTTTACTGTCAGATTTATCGTGTACCCAAGTAGATTCTTGTCCCCACATCGCTTGTAATGGGACATTATCTTTTTTGTAATGTTCAGCTAATCCTCTATGACAACCAACTTTAACAGATTCCATATAATAATCGTCACCAAACATAGTTCCGTCATCTTTAAGTTTAGGTAACCAATTTTTAACATCCTGGACAACAGCTTCGTATTTATGATCAGCATCAACTAATATTGCGTCAAAATATTTATCTTCAAACAAATTTACTGCCTCATTAGTAGTGCATTTATGAACTTTAGTTATCCAACCCTCATTAATAAAATGTCCGCAATTTTCAATAAACATATCGTAAAAGTCAGTAAGATGATCATGCTCACCTGCCGTACCCTCAAAAGTATCAACTACATGAAATTCAAATTTTTTATTAAGCTCCTTGAGCCGTGATGCAAGAAAGCTTGTGCTTTTTCCAAGTAAGCATCCTAGTTCAATAAATTTACTACCGTCTGGTAAAATGTTTGCTATGCGATCGTATGTTTCAACGTAATTAAAATATCCTGGTATATCATACCAAAGTTTTGCCATATATTTCTCCTCATTCTGTTGTGGCTCCAGCAAAAACTTGTGGTGCTATAACATGCACATCTCTCCTAATGTCGGATTCAGTAGTGTCTGTTTCTGGATTATTTATATCCGCTTCACACTCTTCATGTGAAGAATATTCCTGACCTGTTTTTGTATTTGTTAATGTGGTTTCTACCTTTGCACTGTACACAGGTATTTTCTTACCATCCAACATGTCATGCCTTAAAAGCACTGGTTCGTCTACTATTTTTGCCATATTATAATTTTATAGGTTTTTTGTTAAAAATCAATTATTTAAACCAACCTGCTATCACATACCTAGTACCCTCTGTTATTAAATTTACTTTATGTAAAAAAATACCATTAGAAAACACTAACAATCTACCTTTTTTGGGTTTTATTATTGTATGATTTTCAAAAACAGTTTCTCCTCCAGAAAAATTGTCATTTAGGTAAAGTATAAAGGCTACAAGATCACCCTCATCTATGTGATTATCCATTTTACTGCCTTTCTCTCTTTTCACTATTTCTAGTTTGTCTATACTATTTTTAATATTAAAATCTTTACAAATGCGCTCAGTTAATCCAAACCCATCTAGTGGTAGTTCTAAAGGCTTTGTGTTATCGTAATTATATGTTTGTTGTATATTATTTTGATACAAATCAATAAATTTTTTTATATCAATGTCATTGATGTAATCATCAACACATGTAAAAAACTTTTTCAATATTTAAATTTTAAAACCTAAGTTTCCAGATATAGATACTCTATATTCATCAGAAGTATAAAAAGGATAAACACAATGATTTAGATCAGCAGGAAACATAGCTATTTTACCCTCCCAAGTTTTGTCAACAGGTAAGGGTTGTTGATAAATTTTTCCAGCTGGATCTAACATAAAAAAAGAAAACATCCCCGCTCTAATGTCATCCATGTTTGTTTCCGGAAATTGTTGTTTTTCATCCTCTATTGAGTATGGAACTTTATGCCATATAACAAAGCTGTATAAACCATCATGTGTGTGCATAGGATTAAACTCATGTTTTTTTTGGAAATTAACCCAAAGACTTTGTAGTTCTACATCAACTGGCTTATACTTCATCATAGAGTGTTTTACCTTAAAAAATTTTGGGTATTTCTCATTGTAAGCTAATACCATTTGCATAAGAAAAGGAGAAACAACAGCTTTACCTTTTGGTATACCATACTCTCTTTTTATATTACCTGCTAAGTCTTTATTATACCTATCAAGACCTTTCTCTTGTATACAAACTTCTAGTTTATCAAGAATTTCTTTAGGTACGTCAGCTATAATGTACATTTTTATTATTATATTATAGGATTAACGTCAAAATCACAATTAAAAGATATAATAGTTTTTGCTCTATTAGATGAAGAGGGTATTGAATGATGTGGTAAAAAAGCAGGAAATGTTAATATATCTCCTTCTTCACAAGTTACATCTACTTTTTCAAATTTAGTAGTCCCATTCTCTGGACACTCTAAATAATATACATTACTAAAATGTGTATTAGGGTGAGTATGCCATCCGTGATGACCTTTACTGCCGTACTTTTGAAACCAAACGCGGCTTATTCTCCAGTGCTTACAACCTAATAACGATGTGACTTCATTTAAATGTGGCTTTACTATTTCTAAAAATAATTTTGAATATTCTCTATGCATTGCAAATGGTAAATTCCAATCTGTATGTAAAATATCTTGATCACCATCTTGTAAAGGATTAGTGGGTATTAAATCGATTTGTTCTAATAGTTTGCTTCTAATGTCTTGATTACCTATTTTGCTCTTATAAATAAAATCCACTACTGTTGTTGCTTGACCTCTAAGACTGACACCTCTACCATAGCTCTACTAGCTGCGTTTGCTTGAACTTTAAATGCGTCACCCTCTTGATAAACAATACTAGTATTTATAGTATTTGTGTTACTTGCAGCAACATCGACTTGAAATATTTGAAAATCTGCACTGCCATCATTATGATCTACGTCAACAGTTACAGCGGCTGATCCATCATAATTATGTATATTTATTGTTTTAACAATAAAAGTTGAAACAGGAACTGGTGGTGTTGATGCAACATTAGCTGTAGGAACAGTAAAGACTGTCGTCAAATCTGTAGTAGTTACATTTGATATGAATCTCCTAAATACGTCAGCCATTTAAAAACCATACCCTTCTTGTAGATTCTTCTTGCGTGTCTTGCGTATAAGAGCTGTTTAATTGTAGTATTAAATCTTCTAATTGTCTTATTAACTCAGCCTGTTGCTGCCTATCGTACTCATCTCTAGGATCGGGAAATCTAGTTATAGTTAATTTTGCCATTCTTTTTACCTAACAAAAACCCAAGAACAAATGCTACTGCTATAAAACCTGTAATTAATAATGTGTGCCATATAATAAACATATTTAAATATTACTTAAAACTTTTCTTTATCCAAGATAAATTTTTATAATTATCTGCCATTTTAGAAAAAAAGCTTAGTCGCTTATAATTATCTCTAAAATCCTCTA